CGCAGAGTTCTACGTTAATTATTTGGCAGAGAAAGCCAATGATTATAAGAGTTTTCCGCACGTGACCTTTGAGGTTCGCGTAGACCTGTCCGACTGCATACCTGACGGTTTTGGAACGTGCGATTGTGTTATGATCGGCGGCGATACTCTAAGAATCACTGACTACAAACACGGAAAAGGCGTTCCCGTTTCCTCTGTCAATAACGGGCAGATGCGTCTATATGCAGTAGGTGCACTAAAACGGTTTTACCCGATTTATGGAGACACCATCAAACGTATATGCACAGCGATTGTACAGCCCCGGATTACCGAGGACGTAACCGAAGAATGGCTTACTGTGGATGAGTTGAGAGCATGGGAAGCAAACGAGGCGAAACCTAAAGCTCAGGCAGCTTATTTTGGTACTGGAACTTTTTGCGCCGGTGAATGGTGCAGATTTTGTAAGGGAAAAGCCGAGTGTCGTGCCAGAGCTGAATATTATGCAGGTTTTTCACAGTACCTTGATGCGGATATTGAGGGGCGCATGATCAAAGCAGATATAGCCTTGCGTGAACAGGCGGACGGTTACGGAGCGGAACTACCTCCGGTGCTCTCAGATGCAGAAATAGGCGACCTTTTGGTAAAAGCGGAATGTCTCGCCGCATGGTATGCGGATTTACAAGACTACGCTCGCGAAGCCATCCTTGCCGGAAAAACGATACCGGGTTGGAAAGTAGTTGCCGGTCGTAGTGTCAGAGCTTTTACCGATGATGCGGCGGCGTTAGAAGTTATGCGCAACGCAGGGTATAATGATGCTGTTTTGTATGACCGCAAACCAAAATCCCTTGCACAGCTCGAAAAGTTAGTGGGAAAAGCGCAGTTTGCGGATCTAATGGGCGACCTTATCACCCAGCCGCTTGGAAAGCCGACACTTGTTGCTGAGAGCGACAAAAGACCTCCCTACACACAAACACCGGGACCTAATGAGTTCGCAGGAGTGACAAATAATGTCTAATGAACTTGGAACAACGGATAAGCAAGCATCTATCACCTTTATGTGCTCTGAGGCTTGTACATACACCCTGAATTTCCCGGCTTTTTTCAGTCGTTCAAAAATTCAGAATTGCGCTAAGATTTTTGCATATATGATGGAACCTAAGTACGACATCAGAAATTGGAACGCAATCAGTTATTTAGACGAAAACCTACCGCTTTGGGTATCCTCTCTTAAGGACGACTGGGCGTTAAAAAGTAAAGTTTTTCAAAACGAGTGGCAAACTGTTGACCGAAACTTTATTTACGACATATCAGGTCCAATGCTGGACTATGAAATCAGAAAGCGAAAAGCCAACAACAATAGGCTCGCAAAATCTGTGAAACACGCAAAGCACGAGTACGAACACGCATTAAAAGTATTAGATAGCTACACAAATGCAAGAACCAAATTTATAAAACGATTTTGACGAAAAGGAGATAAAACTATGTACATGAACGATGCTAAGAAATCTTTGACCGGTGAGGTACGCCTTTCCTACGTACACCTGTCAACGCCCTATGTAAACCCCTCTCAGCCCAACAGCGAACCTAAGTACTCCGTTACGCTGTTAATCCCTAAAGCCGACACCGTAACTAAACAGGATCTCGACAACGCTATCAATGCCGCTATTACAGCCGCAGTGACCGGTAAGACTTGGAACGGCACACGCCCTCCTGTCATCCCTACGCCTATTCACGACGGGGACGGAGTACGCCAGGATGGCACACCATACGGGGCCGAATGCAAGGGTATGTGGGTTATGACTGCTTCCAGACGCTCTCAGGACGGCAAGCCCTGGGTCTGCGATATATCTAACACTAACGTTGAGTTAGCCCCGCAGGACACTTATAGCGGTATGTACGCACGCTGTACTGTTCATTTCTTCGGTTATTACAATGCGGGGAAAAAAGGCATTGGATGCTCCATAGACGGAGTTATGAAGACCCGTGATGGCGACTCACTGGGCGGAGCTGTTAAGCCTACCGCAAACGAGTTCGCACAATTTGCACAGCCGCAGATAAACCCTGTTACCGGCTTACCGATGTAAGACTGAGGGGGTACTCAAATGGCTAAGATTCTTAAACGCTTGTTTATTGTAGTCGCTGCCTTAGTCTGCATTACATCAATTCTAACAGGTCTGACAGCGTGTACAGAAGCCGAAAAGGTTACTTATAATCTGCAAAAGGATGCGGACTATTTTAACTGTGAGCGTCGCATAACGGTCTATAACGCTCGAACAGATACCATAATTCTGGAAGTCGAAGGTTACATGAGCCTATCAAACGATGTTAATGATGAGCTGGTCGTTACAGTTAAAACCGGAGCTAACGAGTATAAAATCAACTACATCTATCTCAATGATTATACTCTTTACGTTGTTGAAGATATAACAGGTACTCATACTGATCCGTATCACTACCAAATGTACTTCCATACGGAATTTCCGTTTACAGTTGAAACAAAGCCGTAAAAACAGGTGATTTGTTCATTACGCTACACAGTGGAGCCGTACCACTTTAAAAAATACACTGGGCGCATAATTGGCGGCTACGGAACAGCCTGAACCGCAAGCGGATTAAAGAAAATTACGTCTCTTGTGATCCGCTGCACGGACGTAATACTAAACGGAGGCAAAAAAATAATGAGCGGACTTACAAAGCATAGATTATCAATTGACTTGGAAACTTACAGTGATGTTTCGCTCCCGGACGTAGGTGCTTTCAGGTACATAAACAGTCCCGCGTTTGAAATCTTGTTGTTCGGCTATTCGGTTGACTACGCCCCCGCAGTTACTATAGACATAGCGTGTGGGGAACCTGTTCCCGACTGGCTGATTGATGCACTAAAATGTGATGACTATATAAAATCCGCTTATAATGCGGCGTTTGAGTGGGGTTGTTTGTCGAAGGTGTTTGGCCAACTGCCCCCGAGTCAATGGCGTGACACAATGCTACACGGCTTATATTGCGGCTACCCTGGCAGTTTGGAAGCGACCGGCAGAGCAGTAGGTTTACCGGAAGATAAACAAAAACTTAACACAGGTAAAGCCCTCATTAGGTATTTTTGCAATCCTTGCAAACCTACAAAAGTAAATGGAGGGCGGACCCGTAATTTACCACAGCACGATCCCGCTAAATGGAAATTGTTTAAAGAGTATAACACGCAAGATGTTGAGGCGGAAATGGAAATAGATAAATACTTATCAGCTTTTCCAGTTCCTGCGGAAGTTCAGAAACAGTGGGAGACGGATTTAATTATTAATGCTCGTGGGGTGTACGTAGATATGGGCTTTACACATGGGGCATTATATGTCGGTAAAGCTGTAAAGGATGAGCTAACGACCGAAGCGGTTGGAATTTCCGGTTTGCGTAATCCTAATAGCGTAAACCAACTTAGAGATTGGCTCAATGCGGAAACCGATGAAAAAACAAGCATTGATAATTTACGCAAAGAAACTGTAAGTACCCTTATAGCGCAAGGAGGCCACCATGAGAATGTACAACGTATGCTTGAAATACGCCAAGAATTAGGCAAGACAAGCACAAAAAAGTACGATGCCATTGAGGCGTGTGTCTGTTCCGACGGTCGAGTACGCGGACTGTTACAATTCTACGGCGCAAACCGTACCGGGCGTTGGGCGGGCAGATTGGTACAAGTACAAAATTTACCTCGTACTTATACAGAGCCCCTTGAAACGGCACGTGAATTCGTTAAAAGCCGTAAAAAGAATCACTTACGGCTGATATACGGTAACGTATCGGATACGCTATCGCAGCTTATACGCACGGCGTTCATAGCTACACCCGGTAACGTTTTGATAGATGCCGATTTTTCGGCTATCGAAGCTCGCGTTATATCATGGCTGGCAGGCGAGCAGTGGAGGCTCGATGTATTTAGGACAACCGGTAAAATTTACGAAGCCTCAGCCGCTATGATATATCATGTTCCCGTTGAGACTATCGTTAAGGGAAATCCTAATTACGCACTGAGGCAGCGTGGAAAAGTCGCTGAATTGGCCCTCGGTTATCAAGGTGGAGTAGGTGCTATGCGCCGTATGGACAGCTCTCATGCACTTGACGATATGTCAAACGACGAAGTACAAGAAATCGTCAACAACTGGCGCAATGCAAATAGCTGTATCCGCGAACTGTGGTATGACATGAATAACGCAGCGATTCAAGTTGTTACATATGGCGGTTCCGTCAGAGTACGTGATTTAGTCGTATCCCGTGAATATGATACGCTACACGGCACTTGTTACATGACCATTAAGCTCCCTTCCGGACGCAAACTGTACTATGTAAACCCGGCTATTTCAGAAAATCGTTGGGGTGCGCCATCTATAACTTATATGGGCGTAGACCAGACTACCAAGAGATGGCAAAAAGTAGAAACCTACGGTGGTAAGTTGACGGAGAATTGTATACAAGCTATTGCCCGTGACTGTTTAGCTGTTGCAATTGAACATCTTGAAGCGGCAGGATTCCCTATTGTTTTTCACGTTCACGACGAAGTTGTTATTGACATAAAGCCATTCGCAGACAACCAAACAATGTTAGCAAAGGTAAAACAAATAATGACCGCTCCTATACCATGGGCGCAGGGGCTACCTTTAGCTGCGGACGGTTGGGTAGGCACCTTCTTCAAAAAAGACTAATGTTACACCAAAAGGAGCGTTGTTTATGATTGATTATTTAGTAATAATCGCTTTGATGATTACCGGGTTACACTTCCTTCGCCAAGGACTTTTACAGTTGCAGCGGCAAAGAGATGCTGCGAAGGAGAGAGCAAAAGCCAATAATCTGATAGTGTTTACCAAGGATATTGACAGCATTGTAGTAAAAGCGTTTACCGGCGGAATTAACCGTTGGTGTACATACGCTGAGTACCAGTGTGGCCCAGAACGTAATGCCCGATTGTCATCTGACAGCGGATTAAAACTTTGTATTGCCACAAAGGACGAAACGTATACGCTAAACTCTATGGATTTTATAAAAGGCATAAGACTTTACAAATCCAAAAATTTCGATAAAGGTGGAGCTATAGGCAAAGATGGCAGAATTAATACTACTAAAATCGACGTTGAAGCTGCCGATTGTATAGTACAGCTCGCTTTATTTGGCCATAGAGTATTTGGTAAAGTCCACAGTAATTAGATTTCTGTAGAATGGAGGAATTCCAAATGTATAAAAAGCACGAATGCCCTGTTTGTGGGACTGAGTTTTTGCTCGCAAGTGAGAATCATTACATCTCCCGCGATAAAATCAAAGAGGGTCTTTCACAAGCTTTACACTCCGAAGAACCCACTTTGTATGATAGCTTTGATTGTCCTCAGTGCGGGTGCCAAATAATCATACAACCGCGAAAGCAATTTTGGTTGTGTGAAAGCTACACAAACGACGAGCAGGACAGCAATAGCGAAGGCGAACAGATCAACGAAATAGGTGTATACGGAGGAATGTAATGCTTAAAACAATTATTGTGCCGGGCTTACTGATAGTATTTGCAATTCTCTTTCTGTTAGCGAGCATCGGCGAGCGAGAATACCGAAACAAAATCATATATGCTATCACAGGTGCTGTTCTGTTGGCCCTGTTATTGGTTAATATCAATACTGTATGAGACGTTGCGAAAGGAAGATACGAGACAATGACAAGACCTGAAATTTTGGATACTGCAAAAAAGTGTGTTTGCGGAAAAAGGCAACAGGATTATGGATCGCCGGAGGACAATTTCACCACCATAGCCGACTTTTGGTCTAATTACACATGGGCAGCGCACAAAGACATTTTCGGAAACACACAAAGACTTAATTTTACACCAAAAGATGTTGCAATCATGATGGCTCTACTTAAAGTCGCTCGTATTGCTACAGGATCAAGCGAAGACAGTTTCGTAGACCTCGCCGGATATGCCGCTTGTGCCGGAGAAATTGTGACGTTACAAAGCAAATCCGGCCTGTTCCGTGCGTCCGTTGATGACAATATAAGCGAGAAGGGAGCAAATATGGTATGACCCAAAAAGAGCGTGAAGCCGACCCCGGAGAAAGCTTTGACGGCGGTTATCACTTAACAGCAAAAGAAAACCATAAAAGCCGAGTGGGAAAAAATCCTGCTCGGATAGCGTATGCGATTCAGCAGCTTAAAGCTCATAACATTGAGTACGTACTTAAAAACGAGGCAACCGGACATTTTCATTGCCGTAGAAAAGCTGATGATGCACTGGTTCAGTTTTGGGCGGGAACGGGTAAAATTCTTAACTCAGAACTTCACGGCATACATAATTTAATCCGTATATGCGAAGGTAACCCATGAAAACACAAAAAGACTGGACGGGTAACAGCAGGTCCACTCACGCTACATTAGGCGCACGAAATTACGCCCAAAACGAGCGGGAATCGAACGATTATTACGCCACTGAACCTTATGCGGCAACGCTGCTCATGGAGCAGGAGAAGTTCTCTCCGTACATATGGGAGTGCGCTTGCGGTGAAGGCCATTTAGCAAAAGAGTTCACAAAAGCTGGGTATCATGTATATTCGTCCGATTTAATAGATCGAGGATTTGGGTATGTACAGGACTTTTTGATGTCGCCATACCCACCCCTGCCAGGATTCGACATTATCACAAATCCGCCTTACTCAAAGGCACAAGAATTCGTGGAGCACGCTCTTGATATAATCGAAGATGGGCATAAAGTGGCAATGTTTTTGAAAATTCAGTTTTTGGAAGGTAAACATAGAAGAGAGCTATTTGATAGCCGTCCCCCTAAAACTATATATGTAAGCTCAACAAGACTGCGTTGTGCCATAAACGGAGATTTTGAGAGATATGCGAAAGCTACTGCTATTTGTTATGCATGGTATGTTTGGGTAAAAGGCTACACAGGCGATACTGTGATTAAGTGGATAAATTAATCAAAAAGTAGGCGGATACGGACGGCAGATAATTAAATATCATAATGTGGATGGATTGAAGCTATGAAACACTATGGAGACATAACAAAAATAGATGGTACTGCTGTTGAGCCAGTAAATGTTGTTATCGGCGGAAGCCCTTGCCAAGACCTCTCGGTTGCAGGTAAACGTGAGGGGCTTGACGGGGCTCGTTCCGGGCTATTTATGGAGCAGTTGCGTATCATTAAGGAGATGAGAAAGACAGATGCAGAGAAAAATAGAACTGGTAAATCTATCCGACCTCGGTTCATGGTTTGGGAGAATGTACCCGGAGCTTTCAGCTCTAACAAAGGAGCAGATTTCGGAAAGGTCTTACAAGAAACAATCA